CCGTATTCTCCTGAATGGCATCGTAAGAGATATCTTAAAGAAGCCATTGATAAATACTTAGACGATTATGTTGAGAATAATCTCATCATTAATGACATTTTAGAAATTCTTAGTGAACGCTCTGAGGCAGCATACAAAGAATTTACAAAATTAAATGAATTAGAAAATTGGTTAACTAAAGCAAAGGAATAACATGTTATCCACACAATACAGATTACGTTTAGAATTCATTTGTAAGTGCATTGTTAATGGAGAAGAGGTAAAACTCGAAGACATTATTTGGGCAGAAAAACTTGCTAAAGCAAATACCACTGCTAAAGACTGGTTAAATAAAGCAAGAAGAAAAGCAGCCAATCCAGATATGCAAGAAGGTAGTCTGGATGATTTTATGAATAAGATGGGATTAGGTGATCCTGATCCATCAAATCACCGAACTGGATTTTCATCAGCAGATGAGATTGCAGATTGGTTTAAACAAGATAAACCTGATGATTGGAGACAACGTGACTGACATTATTACTGAAATGAACATTATGCTTTCTAAAGAAGAAGCAGAGCTTTTATTGAACCTGATGTCTTCTTCAGAGATGGATGATAAAGATGATACTCTACTTGAATATAAGTGTTCTAAAAAATTGATGGGAAAACTTTTTGATGTTTACAAGAAGTGTAATTTTGAAGAAGTGGATTGTAATTTTGAGGAAGTAAAGTGAATAAAACTTATATTAAAACTGGATTGCTAGTACTTGCTGGTATTACCATATCTGTTGTTGGATTTATTTCTGGTCGCAGTGATATGAAAGCAGAATTTTCTAAAAGTATTACTGAAGGAGAATTATTTTGTGTATCACCAAAAATGCTTGAAGAATATTCTAAAAATTTTCTATGACAATTCCATTTTATATTGAGCAAAACTACAATAAAATAGAAGTACCACAAGAAATTTTATATTATTGTGATTATCTTACACTGGATAGTAATCGTGAAGACCTTAGGTATCTTGATTGTGTTTACATGAACATGGGTTATTATGGTAATGATTTAGATGCTCTCAAAAAAATGAGAGATGAATTCTTTTCTAAACCTCTTCCAGTATTTGAATGAGTTATTATAGTGTAATTCACAAAGATGGAACAGAATCTCACTTTGTTTGGTGCCAAAAAAGTAGACAGTTTATTTTAAGTAAAATGTTAGAGACAGCAGTAATCTATAGTAATGGTAGTCAAGAGTGTCAGCGTATGTCAATGCTCTTAAAATCTTTAGGTGGTGAATTCCATGAATACGTACTAGAAAAAGATTTTACTATCAAGCAATTTGTTTCTGAGTTTGGTCTTGATGCAGAGTTTCCTCAAGTTGCAATAGGCAATAGGCATATTGGTAGTATGAAAGATACTTTACAGTACATGAGTGACAGAGGAATGTTTTTGTAAAATTGTATAGTATTATACAAAACTGGTTGTCTATATAGATAGTACATGTTATAATGCATTTATACGTTCAACCCTTCTGGGTCGCAAGTAAGTCGCGGAACGGAGCGTTCATCCTATGTTTTTACTCTCCTTGCTTTTAGCAACACATGTCCCTCAATCGAATTATCTTCGATGTGAAGATTTTGAGTTTTTAAGTCAGGGATTGTTAGAATCTGAGCTTTTTAGTGTATCTGAAAAGGTTAGTCTAGTCTTCAAATGGATGGATCATACAGATCCTGTATGTTTTCAACTAGAAGACTCATAGGACGCACACGACTGAAGGAACGGGAAAACGGATCCTGCTTAGCAGAGAAGGTTAAATCTCATTTCTTTAGGAGTAAAACAATGCTTAATCTTTACAGCACAAAAACAACATATCGCGGTGTCGATTATGACATCGAACAACCTCAAAATAATACTGAAGTAAAAGAATTTACTTTAACTTACCGTGGAATGAAGTTCACTAAAAAAGTAGAGGTTGCAAAATGAAAACAAATCAAACTTCCAATTGGCTCTCTGTCATTAAGGCAAAGCAAGTCAAAGATCAAAAACTTAAAGATGCACAAATGTGTATGGCAGGTCACTGCCAGGTAGCAAAAAAATGATTGTAGTTGCAGCTATTACTGCAGCATCAATGATTTTTATACTCTTAATTTATTTGGAAGTCATGCTGTTAAACAGGAAGGGTTGATCCCTTCCTTTTTTTATGCTAAAATTGTGGAGAAGCAGACATGTTTTATGGAAGAAGAAAAATTAAAAAGTCTACTCTCTAAATTGAAAGAAGTAGTTAATGAATTAGAATGTGAAATTTATTCTAATGTTGATAACTATTATATTTCTAATTATGAACAAACTCATAGCAAAATAACTGACTATGATGAGATTTGGGAAGATGATGATGGTTATTGTGACTAGTTAAATTAAAATTAAAAGGAATTAATTATAAAATATGAAACCAATCAAAGCAAAAGATCTTCTTGCTCTAGATAAACATCTTAGTGTTGTAAAATTAAATGCTTACGAAAATCCAGAACAAGTTATTTGGCAAGCAGGAAAGTGTGATTACTCTGAAGTTCCAATTCACACCGTAGAATTACCTGATCCTCAAAAATGTGGTGAGTGGATTGTTGATCAACTCTTGGGTAATGATCGCGGTCATTGGGGTCCAATTGAACATCCTTCAATTACATTATCTTGTTCTGGATATGTTCATAATGTGATTGTTCAAGCAAGAACTCATCGAGTTGGAGTCACCTTCGATGTTCAATCTCAGAGGTATACTGGAAAAAGAGTACGTCAAGTTGCAAAAATGGAACTTGATCCTGAAGAAGTTTTTTATGTTCGCCCAGCTGGATTTTATACAAATCGAAAGGGTAAAAAGTACGAGTGGACTGAAGAACATAGGCAACAAAAACTTGCTCGTATTCTGATTGAATGTAAAGAATATGAGCATTATTATAAAATGGGAATGTGTGAAGAGCATCTAAGAGATTATCTTCCACAAGCAATTAGACAAAATTTTGTTGTTTCTTTTAATCTTCGTTCGGCTCTTCATCTTTTAGACCTTCGATCAAAACTTGATGCACAACTAGAAATTCAATGTTTGTGTGAACAGATTACCGACCACATTAAAGATTGGGCACCTAACGTTTGGAGTTACTATGAACAAAAACGTTTGTATCGTGCTAGGTTAGCGCCTTAATTATAAATAAATCATTAGATCATTAAATAGCATGGCACAGTATCCAATAGTTAATAAAGTTACAGGTGAAAAAAAGGTTATTGAAATGAGTGTGCATGATATCACTCAGTGGTATCAAGACAATCCAGAATGGCATAGAGACTGGTCTGAAGGTTGCGCTTCTTTGGGAGAGTTGGGTGAGTGGAAAGACCAATTAATTAAAAAGCATCCTGGATGGAATGATGTATTAGAAAAAGCATCAAAAGCTCCCAAATCAAAAGTTACCAAAATTTAAAGCACATGCCAAGAAAAAAAAGAGGATCTGAGTTACAACCAATTGGTGTTGGAATGACTGCAAAGCAAATGAAAAGAAGGAAACCAATTAATTCAGATTATCTTCTTAATGTTGAACCATTAACTGATAACCAAGAAAGATTGTTTGATAGTTTTGATGATGATAAAAATCTAGTTGCTTATGGTGCAGCAGGTACAGGTAAAACTTTTATCACTCTTTTTAATGCATTGAAGGATGTTCTTGATGAACATACTCCATATGAAAAAATTTATATTGTTAGGTCTTTAGTTGCTACTAGAGAGATTGGATTTTTACCTGGAACCCATGAAGATAAGGCTGATATCTATCAGATTCCTTACAAAAATATGGTTAAATATATGTTCCAAATGGCAACTGACTCTGAGTTTGAAATGTTGTATGGAAATTTAAAAACTCAGGGAACTATTAGTTTTTGGTCAACTTCTTTTCTCAGAGGCACTACTTTAGATAAGTCTATTATCATCGTTGATGAGTTTCAAAATTTGAATTTTCATGAACTTGATAGTATAATTACTAGGGCAGGTGAGCATACTAAAATTTGTTTTTGTGGAGATGCTACTCAATCTGATTTACAAAAAACAAATGAAAGGAATGGTATCATCGATTTTATGAAGATTCTTAGAGCAATGCCGTCGTTTGATATTATTGAGTTTGGTCTTGAAGATATTGTACGTTCTGGATTTTGTAAAGAATACCTTATTGCAAAAAATGAATTAGGATTTTAATGTTTAATCATGTTGAATTGGACCTCCCTCGTCTTGAGAGGGAGACTATTGATGGAGTTAGGTACTATAAAGTACCTACAGAAGAAGAACTAATTAAATTAGTTTCTATTACCTCAGTAACCAGTCATAAAAATCGCCAGTTTTTTGCAAACTGGCGTAAAAAAATAGGTGAAGAAAAAGCGGACAAAATTACAAGAGCAGCAACAAGTCGTGGAACTGATATGCACACTCTTGTTGAGTATCATCTTAAGAATGAGGAATTACCAAAAGTTCAACCTTTGTCAGAGTATCTATTCAAAATAGCAAAGTATGAATTAGGTAAGATAAATAATATTCATGCTCTTGAAGGATCTTTGTATAGTAAAGTTCTTGGTGTAGCTGGAACAGTAGATTGTATTGCTGAGTACAACGGAGAATTAGCAATAATAGACTTCAAAACTTCAAAAAAACCAAAACCAAAAGAATGGATTGAACATTATTTTGTACAGTGTATGGCTTATGGTTGTATGTTGTATGAATTAACAGGAATATCTGTAAAAAAACTAGTAATTATCATGTCTTGTGAAAATGGAGAGTGTGTTGTTTATGAAGAATACGATAAAGAAAAGTATATTAGATTACTTACAGAGTACATC